TGAAACCCTTGACCCTTCGCAAGTTCGGCATAATCAGCCGCCTTGTTATCTTCGTTACGACCAAAGGATACGGATATTTCGTTTTTAATTATATCCCCTAGTCCATTGTTACGAAGCCAGTTAAACGCCGCCTCTTTATTTGCCTCCGTTATGGTTGCACGATACGACGTTGAAACTTTCAAATGTGATCCATCATGAAGTTTTAATTCTGCTAAACCCATTTCACTCATCATTGTGGGTATAACCTCACCTGATATGTAGTCTTTTTTCTTTTTTAATAATTTTAATCTAGACTCTGCGTCTTCTATTTCAGAGGACACTCCTTCTAGTCTTTGCACTTGATCTGCAAGAGACTGAATACCTTCAGTCTTTTTCATTGCATCTTGTTGGTCTTTTTCAAAATCAATTGCCATTTATTTCTCCTTTCTCATGTAAGTTAATAGCAATAGGATAATAAGTTCTTTCTTGTTTATCCCATTTTAATAAATTGTATTTTCCATTTGTTATATCAGAAACTAACGAACATGTAATACCTATTATTGCAGGATCACCTGTACATAATAAATAATCATCTTTGTTAAAATCTTTTAGCATAGGTCTTAATTTATAAATCAATGGTCCGGGAGAAAAAATTATTTGTGAATCTTCCGGTAACAAAAATTTAAATTTACCATATTTAGCAGCACCCATAATATTTATTTTTGGGTTACCAAATTTAGTTCCAGGTATTTCCTGTATGACATAAACTATTCTTTCTGACATGCTTGACAATATAGCGATCCTGGATTATATGTCAATACTAGAAAGAAGAAAATTATGAAATATAAATTTAAAACAAAACCATATAAGCATCAGATGACTGCTTTAGAAAAGTCATGGAACAAAGAAAACTTTGCCTATTTTATGGAGATGGGTACAGGTAAAACAAAAGTGTTAATAGATAATATGTCTATGCTTTACGACAAAGGCAAGATAGATGGCGCTTTAATTGTTGCACCAAAAGGTGTTGTTAAAACTTGGTATGAACAAGAATTACCTACACACTTACCTAATCACATAGAGAATGTGACCGTATTGTGGCAATCAAATATTACAAAAAAACAACAAGAAAAATTAGAAAGTTTATTTGAAATAGAGACTGCCCTACATATTTTAATTATGAACGTTGAAGCTTTCTCTACAGAGAAAGGTGTTAAGTTTGCATCTAAGTTTTTAAGTTCACATAAAACTTTGATGGCCATAGATGAATCTACAACAATTAAAACACCCACAGCTAAAAGAACTAAAAATATTATAGATCTTGGTAAGCATGCAAAATATAGAAGAATATTAACAGGTTCTCCTATTACAAAAAACCCTTTGGATTTATATACACAATGTGAATTTCTTGATCCATACCTATTAGATTTTGCTTCTTACTACAGCTTTCGTAATAGATATGCAGAAATGAAAACCATGCATTTACGTGGACGATCTATACAGGTTGTTAGTGAATTTAAAAATCTTGGTGAATTATCTGACACCGTAAAAACTTTTTCTGAGAGAGTTTTGAAAGAAGATTGTTTAGATTTGCCTCCCAAAGTATTTATGAAACGTTACGTGACACTGACAGCAGATCAAAAGAAGTTATATAATCAAATGAAAGAACAGGCTCTAGCTATTTTAAATGGTAAAATGACTACAACAATGACGGTGTTAACTCAGTTGATGAGACTACATCAAATTACTTGCGGACATTTTACTGCAGATGACGGGTCAACTCAGGCTGTCGATAGTAATAGATTAAATGAACTTATGTCTGTTCTTGATGAGACAGAGGGTAAAGCAATTATTTGGGCTAACTATCAATTAAGTGTTGGTGAAATAATACAAAGAATAATAAAAGAATACGGAGAAGATTCTTATGTGCATTATTATGGATTAACTTCACAAGAAGATAGACAAAATAATATACGTAAGTTTCAAAATGATCCTAATTGTAGATTTATTATTGGCACACCTCAGACTGGTGGCTATGGTATTACATTAACTCAAGCACACACCGTAATATATTATTCTAATAGTTACGACCTAGAAAAGAGATTGCAATCAGAAGACAGAGCGCACAGAATAGGACAAAAGAAAACAGTGACTTATATCGATCTGATTTGTGAGGATACCGTTGATGAGAAGATTGTGAAGGCTTTAAGAGATAAAATAAATATTGCATCTGAAGTTATGGGTGAAGAATTAAAAAACTGGATCTAAAATAGATCTTTTGCATTACCTAAAATAGGTTTGTATTTCGTTTTACCCTCTGATCTGTATGCATGTAAGAATGATGCTCTTGGTGTTCCTTCTACCCAACTTGCGTGAATCCACCCACTATTAGGCTCACCCGGAGTATAAAACTCGAGGATTAGCTGATCTGGTGTAAGATTATTTTTAATCCAATCAAAAAGCTCAACATTGTCTACGCCAACACATTCGAAGTCTGCGGCCTCAGCTTTGGCATGCTGTGAATTTGCAGAGCTACCTATGGCAAGACATAATTCCACGCTACGGAAACCGCTCGTCACCTTGACCCTGCCAAAATGGTCACGTACCGGTTGAAGAATATTTTCACACAATGCTTTTAATTTTTCTATTTGTTCTGCGTTAGGGTTATTGTTGATGCCCTTTCTAATAGCAGTGTCTGATTTAGTCAGCTCTGACAAAGTAAAATTACGAGAAAGATTCATTATTTAAATAAAACTCCTAATGCAAAGAGTACAGCAGATCCCGCTGCCGTTAAGAGAACCCAATAGACTTTATCTATCTTACCACCCAACTTCTCGACGTCTTCGTGTACATGTTTTAAGTTTTTTTTGACACCTGATATGTGTCCGTACAAAGATAAAATATGTTCTCTAGTATTTTTTGGTTGCATTCCCATTATGTTCTCTTAGCTATCTCTTGTTCTTCAGGTGATAGTAATGCTGTTTCATTACGTGTCAACCCTGTAATTTGATTTTTAGGTGGTGTATTTGCCACTATATTAGCACTAGGCATAGGTGTATTGCCTAATGGTGGTGTTTGTATACTGCTTTCGTAATCATCAGTAAAAGTTCCAATCTTATCTTTTATAACTGGTGTAAGTTTTCTAAGTGTTTCTTTTATAAATCCTTCTTCTCTTATTGGATCGCCATTATCATCTCTTAAAAGATTTCCTTTTTTATCTAACTTGTAATCATATTTATCTGGATCATATTCTTGTCCTGGTTCAAAAAATTGTTTAAAATTATTTTGAATTTTAATTCCATCTAATTCTAATTTTGGAAAAACAACATTTCTATTTAAAAAATATATAGCGTCTTCATTACCCATATCTCTAAGATTTTTTTCTATAACTTTTACTTTTGTTTTAAATCTTTTTTCAGAGTAATTTACAGGTGTAAATATTCCATTTAAAATATTTCTAGCTAATTTTTTACTTACTCCTGAGTCAATCATAATTTTCTGAATAGTAAATCTATCTAAATCCAACAATTGTAAATCTTTTGTAATTATATGCATGTTTTTTTGTATTCTAAAAGCTTCATCTTGCATGTCTTGAAATGTTTTAAGTAAATCAGATTGAGTGTATTGAGCATAATTATCCACGTTATAAAATTTTTCATTTTCATCAACAGCTCTTAGTAATCTATTCATATTAGCCGCTGCATATTTTAAATCACTTTTTACATCGATTCTTATAATTCTAGTACCGGCTAATAATGCAAGCAATTCATCTTTTAAATTTAAAGGTTTACCTCCTCTTGATAAATCTTTTCCAAGTGCACCTGCTATTTTATCTGCACTTACAAGAACACCTGGCTTAACACCATCAAGCACATAAGCAAAAGATTTTGTAAATTTATCTGGTAAACTATCTGAATCTGCAAAAACTGTTCCACCCAATTGTTTTCTACCATTTCTAACCGTTACGTCTAATAATCTATCATAACCAATAGGTTCAGTAATAAATGGTGCTAATAAAGTCATGACTGGTCCATCTTCTGCAAACATTAATGACATAACATACGCATCTGTTTCTTGTGGATTTAATTTTTGAGCGGCAGCCATATTGATTGCAGACTCTAACGGTGCAAACAAACTATCGTATGGTGAAAAGTATGAAAAGTTTATTGCTGCAGACTCTCCGTCTTTCCAACCTTCGATAGGTAATAGACTTGAGTTTTTGTTCCACGATGCAGCTGCAGATCTTTTATATGCATCCCACTGCGCATCTGTAGAATTTGTTAAGAATTGAGCTATTTGAACTAGCCCTGTTCCTGTAGCATAACTTGTCATAAAAGCACCTAGGGCTCTTCTTATACCCATTTGTCTTATTGCAGGATTGGAGCTAGACATCTCTTTTAATGCTGTAGCTGTAATATTTGTACCTGTTCTTAATATCTCTGCAGGAAACGATATGAAAGCACCGAGTGGTAATTTTCTTAAATTTTGTATTGCAGGTGGAACTTTAGAATATGTTGGATACGTGTTTCTTATTAACCACGCTGAGGCTTCATCAAGATGTTCATCCAAAGTTTTTTTAACACCTGTTCTTATATTATTTTCTACAAATTCTATGCCCATATCTCTATGCCATGCTTTTACATCATCTATGTTTTTAAGAGCCATATTAAGTTGTGATTTAGAATATTCGTAACCAAAGTGTTTCCAAAGGTTATCGCCACCAGCATATAATCTTGCAACTTTATCTGTTGGTGCCATTTTAATTAATTTGTCAAATAATTGATCAGAAGTTCTAATTGTATTATTTTTTAATTGATTCATTACAGCTTTTAATTCTGATGCTACAACGTTTTCATCCCACACTCCTAGTCTTACAAGTTTTTCTACATAGTTATTAAATTCAACTTCATCGATATTTTTTTTACCTGCTTGAAATATATCATCTAATACAATTTTCATTGCATTGGTCACACTTGCCATGCCTCCTATATGTCCATTCATTAATGCAAAGAACGCAGCTGATGATACATTTCTGACCTGTGTTTGTGGTGAGTATAAAGTTTTACCAACTTGTACCAAAACTTTACCTTGCATTATCTCTCTGTAAATAGGTATGTTAATTAGATTATCTAAAACTCCACCCACACCTTGCATTGCTTGTACAAAATCTGGATCTGCATATAATTTTGTAAGATTAGATTTCATGTGTGGACCAAGTCTTGGCATCTTCATTATCTGTGCATAATTTAATTTACCTGCATTTCTTGCTTCCTCTGCACTTTGATATAGCCATTTATTTTTTAGACCCATATCAGCTATATAATCTGCAGCTCTTTTGTTTGCTAAAGCTGATATCATCTCACTTGTTGTAAAAGATACACTGGATCTTATATTTGGTTCTGGTCCTAATAATTTTTTAACAGCATCAGGAAGTTCATCTCCTGTTTTCATAAATTTATAATTTTTAAAATTTACTAACTTACCAATCTCTTTTAATTGAGTTAGAGGGTTTTTACCTTCTGCTCTACCTGCACGAAGTATAGATTCAACCACCATCTTTGCAGATTCTTTGTAAGATTCATCTATTTTTTTAGATGGAAACTGTGCTTCAGCATTTAATCTAGATGTCTTATCTTTTTTGATAACATTTTTTGCAACCCAATCTACAGCTTTATTATATATAGCTTGATCAGGTGCATAATTTGGATTTGTAAAAGTTGCAAAAGATTTTAAAAGATAACTTTGAACTTTGTCTACTTCTATGTTTCTTAAATCTCTGGTGATAGCATCACCATCTTTACCTTTTGGTAACATTTTTTGAAACTCTGACATTGTGTTTTTTATTTCTTGTTTAAGATCTTTCGATAAAGCTTGTAATTCTGTTGGCAAGTCTTGTAGTTTTCTTTGATTTCTTAAAAATTCATCTACCTGATCTAAAAAATGTTTTTGTAAAGCAGGTGATACTTCGTTAGAATTATATTGATTTTCAAATTTTTTTGCTAGATTATATGCTTTTCTGTCTATACCTTCCATGGTTCTATCTAATTTTCTAGCTCGACCTTTTATATATAACATCACATTTTCGGATACACCCTCTATATCTTTTGGTAATTTTCCAAAAGATCTAAAATAAGATAATATATTATCCATTCTTTTTAATACTCTTTCTTCTCTTATGGGTGATTCTATAGATCGTAATCTCCATTGTTCAAATGGTGGTAGTTGTTTAACAAATTTTCCTGAGAATGCTGATACAATGCCTGGTGCAAGTAATCTTGTTAAAGTAAAATCTGTTGCTGTTCTAATACCTTTTGCTGTTCTCTTTACAACAGGAGCCACGGCCTCTCTTGAACCAATATAAGATATTGGTCTAAATACAGCTGTATTTATACCTTTAGCTCCTAGACTTGCTGTTGTTTTTACGAATGGTGCAAGACCATACTTGTAACCAAGCTGTAATCCTTTTCCTACAAGGGGAAAACCACCACCTATTACTAAACCTTCTTGTCCATATTTAATTTTGTTTCTAAATCTAGCTGCAGCTTTTTCTTTGCCTTTTAAACCTTTTGTATCTTCAGGTTCAAAAAATGCGGATTGTCTTCCGGGTTCTGATACCAAAAAATCTGTAGAACCAACAACGGTCATACCTTCAACAGCTCTTGCTGCTATCTTACTAATTTTTTTTGCTTTAGTTCCTTTAATACCCTCTATAACTTTTTTAATCTTTGCAGCTGTTTTTGTTCTTCGTATTACTTTTTGTATGATACCACCAGGCACAGCAAATTGTGTCATCAAAGCAACAAGATCACCTCGCCATGTTTCAGGTTCTTCTGGTTTTTTATCTTTCATTATTTCATCAAAACCTTCTAAAAAGTTTGTGTTAAATGCATAATCAAGACCAGTAAACAACGTGTCTTTTAATCCATACTCTAAATCAAAACCACCTGTAGCTACTCCTTTTCTAACCTCATCAAGTATAGATATGTAGTCCTTCTCTTTTTCATCTTTTAAACGTTCTCTGACGTCCACAGGTTTGCCTTCTTTTTCACTTAAAACTTTATTTAAAAATAATCGAAGATTGGGGGACCCCTCAACAACAAATCTTGCCATACTTTTGTCGTCACTAAAAGGATTTAAAGGTTTAAGATATTTTACAGGTTTTTTTGGCTCTGATATATTTTCTATAGCTTTTAAAAAAGATTCTTGAAATTGATCAAGGTCTCTAACCTCACCTTGTTTTGTTTTTTTTCTTTGTCTTTCTTTTTCTAAAGCCTGATCGGTCTTAAATCTCTGTAAAGCAGTATCGGCCATGTTATGCCTCTTGCGGTAATACTAAATTAACACTATATTTTTGATTGAATTGATCCACGTCTTGTTGTGTTGCAATGGTTGCAAAGTCTTCTAACGCTTCTGGACTAGCAGCTATTAATTTTACAATATCATCAGTTATTTCTTTTGGTAATCTTGCTCTCAATGTATCATAATCAATAGGCATTTTTCTTGTTGGCATTGGTTCTTGGTTCGTGGTTGCTGGTGCCATACCCATGTCTGCTCCACCACCTACATTGTATCCTATTCTACCACCATCTGCTTCATTCGAACGAGGAACTCCTGTGGCTTCACTCTGTATTATTAGTTTATATTCTCTTATAGCATCTCGATATAGATTTTTATCGGACATACCTTTAGGATATTTTTCGGTATCCGTTACAAGTTCTTGCATGATAGAGTTTATAAGACCATCTACTAATGTTTCGCTTTTTAATAAGGCTTCTACTTCAGGATTATTTTTTCTTAAAAAATCTAAACTTTGTTGTGATTGATTTATTTCTAACATTTTAGCGTCATATTCTGGTGAACCAGGTTTAAAATCTTTTAATTCTGTTTTATATTTAGCTATATTTTCAATTTCTCTTTTTATCTCTTTAGCAATTTCTAATTGAGAATATGTTTTTGCTGCACCACCCTCACCAGCTGCCTCAGCTGCGATATCGATATTACCTTGTAATAATGTTTTGAACAGATCAGCCTCTGCTGCTTGTTTACTTAATCTTTCTCTATCTATATCTGCAAACAATTGTGCTGTAGGTTCTTTAGCTGCACTTGCTGCTGTACCAATTAATCCACTAAATCCTTTACCGGTTGGTGGTCTGCTTGCAAGATCTAAACCAAAGTTAATTAAAAATCTATTTAATGCTTCGCCTTGGGGTCTTTGCATATAAGGTTGATACATTGCAAGAGTTTCAGGTGTTATCTGTTCTCTTGTTTTAGCTAATACATTTGACATATCCGTAAGTTGTTGAGAATACTTGCCTGGCTCGTTTACCAAACCTCTTTTTGGTTTATCTAATCCTGATGTAATACCTTCAGAGGTAGAGCCACCCATTCTAAACATTGGTCTTTTTAAAGTTCTGTTCATTATTAATTTTTAATTATTGTTGTTGGTGCACCTGCACTTTTAACTGTTCCGTATATACCTGCAAGTGTAGAACCTATTCCTAACGCTGATTGCAACGGCGTTGGATTAGGCACGTTTGTTGTTTGGAATTGTGCAGGGTAGCCACCCATAATGCCTGTTACTTGACCTGCAAATCTATCTAATTGTTCTTGTGGTAAGAACGTTGCTTGTCTTGTAGCTTCTCTCTGTGCGTCTAGGCCTGCTTGTGTTAACGATCGATCAACAGCGCCCAGCTGACCTAAAGTTGAAACGTCTGCTCTTTGTAATCCAGGAAGTGCTCCTGCTAATCCCATTTGATTTGCAAAATTCTGTTGTGCAGCTGCTTGTGCTTGACCAAAACCTTGTTGTAGTAATCCCGCTTGTAATGCTGCTCTATTTCTATCTGATGCTGCATCGTATTCTGATAATGCAACACCTTCTCTACCACCACCAAAAGCTCCTGATACTGCAGCTCTATCTCTTATATTTTGTCTTTGTTGTGCAGCTTGTCTATCAAACTCTGCAAGTGATGTATCGATCACTTGTTGTTGATATGGTGACATAAATTGTTGAAAAGCTTGTGGTCCAGTTGATGCTTGTGCTGCTTGTATAAATGGTTCGAATGATCCAAGACCTTGTGTTGCTCTTGTTCTTGCGTCTTGTTCTCTTTGACTTAGACCTGCTATCTGTGGTGCAAGTCCTGATAATGCTTGTTGTCTTTGTTCAAAGCCTAATGCTGCTCTTCTTTGAGCATCAAATAAACCTTGTCTTGTTTTAAATTGTTCTGCTGTTTCAAAAGATTGTTGTGTTGGTTGAGCCATGGACCCTAGTCCGGCTAAACCTGTTGTTACTACGGGTACACCCGATTGGGCTACTACCTGTTCAGCAAGATCTTTACCTAGATCTTCGACAAATTGTGCTGGTAGATTTCTTGTTGTTTGAACAGCCATTATAATACTTCTCCTAGTCTTTGCGATGTTTGAAACATTTTTCTAGCGCCATCTAATCCTTGCGATTCTTCAGATACGTCACCTCCGGATTCGAGGTTTTTCATCATATTATACATAACTTCTGCGCCTTTGTCTACACTGCCATCACCTGCATTTCTAACAGCATCAGCAGTAAATACAAACTCATTTTTAGATAGTCTAGCAGGCACATCGTCAGCTCTTTCCATTCTACCCATGTCTACAAAACCACCTGTTTCTCTATAATCTTTTTCTTTACCATCCATGTCTATCAATGGCATAGTCTTTTTAGCTACTGGTTCTTTCATAGAACCACCTTCAGCAGCAAATCTTCTAGGTGTAAACAGATATGGATTAGCTCTTATTCTATCTATTTCTAATCCAGGGCCTCTGTCGATATCTTCTTCATCGTCCTCTTCTTGTTTCATAAAGAAAGGTGCTGCTGTTAAAATACCACCACCTATTAATGCAGCTTTTTTCATAGGAGTTAATGCAGAAAAACTTTCCATAAGTCCTGTTCCAAAACTTGTTCCTGCTAAACCTTTAAAACCTGTAAAAGGTATACCAAAAGTTCCGGCATATAATAATGCGGCTTTACCTACTGGTGATTTAACAATCTTCTTAACAGCTCTTGTTGCTTTCTTAACTAATTTACCTAGACCGTACATCTGTCTACCTGATTCAATATCCATGATCCCACCTACAGGAGCATCTTCTGTCATACCACCATCGGCTAATAATCTAAACATTCTACCAACGTTTTCTTTTTCGTCAGCATCAGCGTCAGCTGCATCATCTGTCATGTTTGCTATTGTTTGTGGTATAATAGGAAGAGTTTGACCTCTGTCATCTCCTATGTTTAAACGGTTACCGTAAGCATCTATTCTTCCTGCAAGTCTTTCTGTCATATAATCTTGATAAGTTTTTTCTAATTCATCATCATCCATTAGACCAATTGTTTCTAAATCAATTGTTTTACCACCTAAATTTAATTTTCCTGCGCCAATTACTTTTTGAAAAAAATCTCTGTTTTTTTTTGACGTAAAATCTGCAAATTTTTGTATTGGTTTTTTAAACAATTGACCAAAAGGAGTTGGAACATTTATATTTTTTCTTGTATTTAAAAATCGTTGTAAAGTTTGTACTGCCTGTTGAGGATCAGCTCTACCAGATCCACCTAAATTAGCTGCAATATTTGCTCTTACATTTGCTGCTTCAGTACCTAAGTCTCCTGTATCAACTTGATTATTTGTAGGTCCTGATCTTGCTGGTCCATCACCGATAGCATCTTTATCTGATCTATCTCCATACGCAGCATCACCACGATAACCTGGTCGCTTACCATCCATTGGTGGATTTACAAGTTGTTTGAATTGTTGTGCGTTTGTGATTGCCATTAATCTTCGTCCTTATCAGATGATGCACCAATAGCCGGTATCTTTGCTACTTTAATTTTTACCGATCTTGTTATATCTTCTCTTACTGTATCTGTATCTGGATTAGCAATGTCGTCTTCTGCTTCCTTATCTGAATTGTATTCGTAATTTGTTTTTGTATTTCTTAAAACTATCTCAGCTTCACACTTAACAACAGGTACCTCTTTACCATCAATCGTTACGTATTCTACTGATCCTTCTTCTTTAAATGACATATTAGTTCCTATTTATTTGTAGCACAGAAATGACAATATGTAACCTGTCTGCTGTGGCTGCTGTTGCTTTTAATATTTCAGCTTCTTGTATTATAAGGGGTTGTGATAATAACTCAACTGTTTGATTGGTCGAAATAGCCTTTGTTTTAAACAAACTAAACACCGATGCTCCAGCTGTTAATGTTAAAGTTATGGTATCTCCACTACCAGAATCGTCAGAAACTAGTATAGATTTTATAATACTAGTGGTAGCAGAAGGTCCTGTATAAACCGTTGTTTCACTATTGGTAGTTAGATCTACCTTTGCATTTGTATATATATTAGCCACTTAAAAACCAAGAGAATCTCTCTTGCTCCTGTTTTAATTCATCTAGAAACGTTGAGTTTAATTGTTCTTTCATAAGTGTCAACGATCTATTTATTTGTTTTTGATTTGAAAAATCATATTGTTCTTTTGGTTCTGGTATTCTAACAGTTATCTTTGCCATTATCTTCTACCATCCGGTTGTATATCTAATCTAAATGTACCAAATCTCCATGACTCACTTGCATTTACATTTTCTATTTTTAAACTAACAAATCTACCTCTAGCTCTGGTATCTTTTTTTGTTGTGTTTGAATTTACTGTAAAAGGACTATGTGTTGATACTGTAGATGTTTGTTGCGGATATCTTTTTATATCAAGACTTATTTTAGAATTACCTTGTAATGTTTTAAAATCTGGCACAAATCTTCTGACTGCAAGAAATACTTCACCTGCAACTTGTGGACCTGTGGCTCTACCTCTTGCATCTCTTTGTCGTGATTGTAAATCTATATCATAAGATTCAATTAATGATGTTACTGTTGTAGTTGTACCATTTGGATTCACTTGATCTGTACCAACTTCATGTTCAAAGTAAGTTGTTTGACCTAAACCTGATTCTCCAACAATAACAGGAAATGTACCACTTGCATTAACGTCATATTTTGTTGCGTATGGATTTGGATAAATAGTTGCATCCATCCATGATGTTCTTGCTTCTGTTCCTGTGTACCAAACACCACCTGGCACTCCTGGTGATTCTCCAAAATTAAATACAACATACTTATCGTTATAGTCTGAAGTAGCTGATGGATAATACCATGTTATTTCTGTAAAAAGATTATTTAATCCTGCAGATACTTGTTGACCTTTTGTTGTATCAAAATTATCAAATACAAAATCTTCAACCGTACAAGGCAATGATTTTACTGTACCATCATAAAGAAAGAAACCTTTTGGACTTAACCAAAATGCAGCTCCATCTATTTCAATAACAGCATTCTGTCCTATCAGTCCACAGTTTGTACCAACTTGTTCTACCGCAAACGTAAAAGGAGAGCCAATAAACTTCATTGTATACAATGCATTGTCAGTCCATATTAGAATAACTTCTTTTGCTTTTATAGCTCCTATAATTTTTGTGCCGTCTTGTAATCTTTGTGTGCCTGCAGTATTAGTTGCAGAAGGTGAATAAGTATTAATATCTTCTTGATCTGAGAATCTTATAAACATATCGTCTTGTGAATCAGGTGTACCAACAATTGTTTCTGTGCCTAAATGAATTAAGTGTCTTGTAGTTGGTGATATAAGAGTGACTCTTGTTTTTGTAGGATTATTAGTTGTTGCAAAATTATTTGTTGTTGTTGATGCACGAGTTGTTAATCTTTGTGATATACCAGAGTTCCATGTAAATGTTTTACCATTTAATATAGTTGCAACTAAGACTTCACCAAAATTATCTAATGACCATAATCCAGGTTCTAGTGTAACATCAGATGCAGCTGCTGCTTCACCCCAGTTACCATTACTCCAAGGATCCATACCCCAACCATAACCATACGTTTGTGCTCGTGGTCCTACTGGTTCGTATGGTTTTATACTTAAACTACCGCCTGTCGATACAGTGCCACTTGCATTACTAGCTTGATTAATTGTAAACGTTCCTGTTGTTGGTACAGAGATAACTTGAAAATTTTTATCTTCAAAGTCAGCGTTAGTAAAACCTGTACCACCAGGTAGTGTTACAGAATCTAATTGCACTATATCTCCAACAGCTACGCCATGTGCTGCTTTTGTAATTGTACACGTTGGTGATCCACTTGTTGTTGCAATAGTTGCAGATGTTAAAGTTGTTTTAAGAGGTGTAATATCGTAAAGCTGACCTTCAAAGTATATTAATAAAAACTTATCTGTTCCAAGAGCCACGTACCGGTTACCATCGTTATCAACAAACGC